TCTCACTTTTTGCCATAAAAACCTCATATCTTCTTATTCTGTCTTATATTCTCTCATACTTTCGCACATAGGACAGACATAATCAACAAATTTCATCATGCCTCCAAACGGTATTGGCTCTTCTACCTCTCTTGCTACAAAAGCCATTTTATGTATGTAACAGATTTCATCTTCTTGAGGCATTTTTTATTCCTTTAACATGCTTCCTGTAAAAATAATTACCTATTTTGTTGAAAAACTTAAACAATTCTAAGTTCACTCTTGTCATACTTTCCTCACAGTTTGCTTTGCTCTTCTAAAGTTTTTCTTCGTAGGGGCTCCTTTAGATCCTGCTTTGCGCATCCTCTCGCCGCTACCTGCTGCAATCCTTTTTCTCTTTGCGTGTATGTTTTTATATAAACTCATTTGGTTAGTCCTTTCTGCTTTTCATATGTTCTAAGTCCCCCGATGCCAAGCATGCCACCGAGAACCGTTAAAAGTGTGCCCATATCAAAATCAGGCAGCTCAGGTAGTTCTGCACCAGCAAAACTCGCACCAAATATAATTAGATCTTTTACGATAAAGTGATAGGCAAAAGCAATCGCGCAGACCCACCCAACAGCCGGGCGCCAGCCGCCCTTAAATATAGAGCCGCTTGCAGCCTCTGCTTTGTTAATCTCTAACTGAGCAAGCAGAGCCTCCTGCGCATGTTTTTCAGACATGGTGGCTATCTCGTGGGCGAGCTTTGCCTTCTGATCTGCGTCAGGTATAAATTTATCTAGCAGTCCTGTTACTGGACCTATCAGCGCTTGTAACATGATTATCTCCTTTATGTTCGTGACCCATCCAAATACCAAACACGCCAGTCATTACACCCATAACTACCGATACGAAGGCTGATTGCGATGCTGTCGGCTCATCCAAAGCCATAAACCATTCTGCGCATCTCCACGACATGATCGTACTCACGAGCATCATCAGTCTTGGGAGGATCTTCCATTTCAAAAACGTCTCTACATTCATTTCATCAACAACTCATTCAAACCAAAGCCCTCTAATAAAATTAGAGTGAAAAATAATAATAAGATGCCGCCTGCTATCAGTTTACCAGAGAAATTCGTAGAACCAATCTTTATAGCAACAAATTCATTACTTAGTATTCTCAAAGACAGTTCAAAGCTGTTTTCGTCAATGGTTATCTTTACTGGTTTTTTCTTATCTTCCATCATCAATATACCCTTACTTTGTCTGGATTGATTTGTGGAACCAGCTTACAAATACACTCGTAAAGCTGTTTTTGACCGGTTTCTGTTTTATACTGTTGTTCATCTAAAAACTTTGTGTAGTAAAGGCAGTCATTAACAGACCTAAAATATATTGCACCCTGCGCTACTCCGTTCATGTAACAAGCCAGCATAAAGGCTGTCACTACAACAAATCTTTATAATAGTTAGGATCGCCGCGTACCATTTCTACTACGCCTCCATCAGCCATACCTTTTACATCTCTTGTTTTCATAGGTTTGACAAGATCACCTCTGCCCTGCTGCATTAAAAATTGTTCAAAACTCATAATATCTGAAGCTGGACCGTCAAAAAATTCTTCTCTAAGATCCTTTTCAGTTCTTGTATCACCTGCTTTAGCCATCACTGACCTCCTTTTTGTTGTTTCATTGCTTCTCGCCTTTCAGCTGCTGTAATCCTAGCAACAGTCTGTTTCTCCTGACTTTGTATACGCTTATCAAACTGAGCGTCTCTCTGTTGCACTTTCTGTTGCTCTAAACCTAGTTTAGCTGCATCAATCTGTGCGTCGTTCTGTTCAGCCTGCGCTCTAACCTGTAGCTCCTTCTCCTTGAGCTGTACCAACGGATCTGGTCCGGGAGCCGTGAGCTGTGTACTTAGTTGCTTGAGCTGTGTCATACCCTCCGCTATCAATTGTGCTGTCCTAGCCTCTAACTCTAAACTCTGCATTTCCTGCATAGGCTGACCACCCGTGGCTGCCATCATCTCCTGCATAGCACGCTCCTTGGCACCAATCCTTACATGTTCCATTATATGTTTCTGTAAAGCTACAGCTATTTGTGGTGTACCCGCTACCAAAGGCGTTGACCCAAAAACCATGTGAGACATAATATGCGCTTCATGTTCCTGACCCTCAAAAGCCACTAACTGTATCTGATCCAGCGCATCTATGTTCTCCTGAGCTGGATCTTTAGGGGTGGCTTCCGGCTCAGGAGTTCTTTTCAATATTCTGTCAATATCTCTTACCCCTAAAGCCTCATACATATCCCTAAATACTTCGTACATGTTGTGCATGTCAGGTGCCGCTGTTGCAAGCTGCATCTTCGTTTGAGCCAAAGATATTCTCTGCGCCTGACTAAATATGTTAGGATTAGATACAGGAAGCACATCAACCCTGTCGTCGAAGTCCTGTCTCTTAACCGTGCCGTCTACACCCGTAATACTATATGGATATTCGTCAGGTAAAAAGTCAGCCATCACCTTAGATAGCAACTTAAACTCTAACTTCATCGCATAATGCAGTCTCTTATGTACAGCTGACATGACCCGTGAGCCCTGTTCCAACATAGCAATAGTTGTACCTACCGCTGCCTGTTGATTACCATCGCCTACTTTCATATCAGTAATCGTCGCGAATCGCCGTCCTGCATCAACTACAAAGCCTAACAATGCCATCAAAGTCTGGTCTGGACCCTTAAACGGCAGCGACATCAAGCTCGATCTTATGTCCCCGCCCGGTGCATCAACGTCTCTAAACTCACCCGGCTGTAGCGGCTCATCGTCATCCCTGATCCGTAGTCCGCGGGCCTTGAAGCCAGCTGGTAGATTAGATAGAGTACCTGCATCAATCAGTTGTCTCAATGCAGCAGTTGCGGTTCTTGATAAACCACCAATAGTATGTATTAATCCTAGTCCGTAGAACCCGAAGCCCGGTAAGAACTTGTAGTGTACAAAATACTGTATCTTCTTCTTGTCTTTGTCATCTTTGTTATAGTTTCTACGAATAGATAGTATCTGCCCGTTATCCTGTGATATTGTCACAATATATGGCACCTTGATACCTGTCGGCTCACCGTCGTCGCCCATTTCTTCATAACCCTCTAGGTCAAGATCCACATGGCACTCTAGTAAAGTACAGTCATAGTCTATGTTTGATGGGTACATACCATCAATACGCTCTAGTTCTTCCTGTACAGAGTTACTGTCACCCTGCGCCGGTATTACAGGTATGTCCCTGTAAAAGCCCGATAATTGTCTTTTACGCAAGTCATTTAGGCTCATTTTAACCACATGAGTTATGTTAGGACAGGTTTCTAAATCAGATGTGCTATATGGCACAATTAAGTTCTCAGCTGGTACAAATTTACTTACAGCTCGTCCTAAGTTCTCATCATAGTAAACTTTCTTAAATGTTGACCCTGCAAGCGGCAAATAAAACAGCATCTGGTCAAATTCTGGTGTGTACTCCTCCATAACAGAAGAAATATAGTAATTCATAAACTCTTTTACACGCTGCGCCTGATCTTCTTTCTCAGGTGTGCTGGATCCTAAAACCTGTGTCCGGACTGGACCACCCGGTGGCAGCAGCTCGTTGAAGGCTTGTGCCTGAAACTGCGTGGCTGATTCAGCGAGTAAAGGGTGCGTAACACCGCTTGCTCCTCTGAAAGGCTGTGCTCGCTCTTCGTAATTAAACCCCAACAACTCCAAACCGTTAGCGAAAGCATCTTCCCACTCCTGTCTACTGGATTTGTTTTCTTCAAACTCACCTGTTAATTCACCAGAGATCCTACCAAGTTCCGTGTCAGATAACTCTTCTGCCAAGTTGTCTCCGAACTCACCCTCTGGTCCACCTATGTTTGGATCAAAGTCCACAACTACGCCGCCGTCATCTTCTAGTGTAACTTCTACTTCAGGTGACATAAGATCATCGTCTATAGCTTCAGGAAGTTCAATGTTAACTTCAGCTCGTAACTCAGCTTCGTCAAGTTGAGTAGGCACTTTGTCCATAATGCTTGCTATCGGTTCTCTTGCCATTTAGATCTCCTTTTGAAAATCATAACCTATTTCTGTACATATTAACAGCTTTATCCTTTAAGCCTATTACGCCGCCTTCGGCTTTTCTTGTGCCAAAGTTTTCACCATACTTTTTTTTCATTCTGTTTCTAAAGTCTTTTTCAAATTTAACATACTCATCAACTTGATCGGTTCTGTAACTATCAATCTGGTCTGGAAAGTAAATTGAATAAGCCGAAGTAAGCGGACTAACGCCAGCTTTTTCTATCTCTTCTTTAAATTTTTTTGTACCGGCTTCCTCTGCCATTATCGTATTGGCAAAATTATATATGCCTATTGCATCATTCAAATACATTTTTCTTAAAAATTCATAATCGTAATCAATTCGGCTGCCTCCGGTATAATCTACCATATCCATACCATATATACTTTTCAAAACTTCCCGAAAATATCTTTTACGATCATCTGTGAAATACAAGTTAAATACCCTGTTGGCCTCATCTAAAAGTTCCCTTTTTTGTAAATCTTTTATGTCTTTTTTTCTTTGACCTATTTGAAAAAATATTTCATCAATTTCGTCTTTGGTTGTAGCTTTCTGTAATTTTTTATTTAAGTCACCTAATATCTTGTTACCAAATCTTGAACTTTT